GTGCGTGGGCTGCTTTGTGAACCAGCATACAAAATGGCGTTTACTACCAGACTTGATCCTGAGAGTCAGAGCGCAGAAGCGTGGTTAACTACGACAGGTGGTGGCTTTGTGGCTGCTGGTGTCGGCGGTGGTATTACAGGTAAGGGAGCGCATGTATTAGTTATCGATGATCCGGTTAAAAATCGTGAGGACGCGGAGTCTCAAAATAATCGTGACTCTACCTGGGATTGGTATACCTCGACAGCCTATACGCGGTTAGCACCTGGTGGCGGCGTACTTGTTATTCTGACTCGTTGGCATGATGACGATCTGGCGGGTCGGTTATTACGGGCTGAAAATGACGGCGGTGATCAGTGGGAGGTGGTTCGTTATCCAGCTCTTGCAGATGAGGAAGAGAAATTTAGGAAGATCGGTGAGGCGTTACACCCAGACCGTTACGATCTGGCTTCGCTGTCACGAATTCGTAAAGCGGTTGGTCCGAGAGATTGGTCAGCGCTGTATCAACAGAATCCGGTTGCAGATGACGGGGAGTACTTTACGCGTAAAATGATTAACTATTATGAGCCTGATGATATAAATCAGGAGCAGATGCGTTATTATGTTGCCTGGGATCTGGCAATTGGTAAAAGAGATCGTAATGATTATAGTGTAGGGATTTGTATTGGAGTAGATGAGCATGATCGCCTTTATATTATGGATGTTGTTAGAGGGCGATTTAATGGGTTTGAAATTGTAGAAAAAATTCTGGATTTCTATGAGCAATGGAAACCTTCTATTATAGGGATTGAAAAAGGCCATATCGAAATGGCACTTGGTCCGTTCCTTGAAAAGCGAGTACGAGAACGCGGATTATACGAAGCGTATTTTAAAGACTTAAAACCGGGGCGTAGGGATAAAGAAGCAAGAGCTAGGGCGATTCAAGGACGTATGCAGCAGGGGATGGTTTTCTTTCCTAAAGATGCAATTTTTACAGGGCTACTAGTTGCTGAACTTTTACGGTTCCCTAATGGTATTCACGATGACCAGGTAGATGCGTTGGCATGGTTAGGTTTAATGATGACTGAGTTTGCTACATATAAGGCTCCTATTATTAAAGAACCAAGCTGGCGAGATCAGCTAGATAGCATAGCTAAATCTGATCGTCATAAATCAGCGATGAGTGCGTAGTTATGGCAGCTAAAAATCAATCAGCAGAACAGGACGTAGTGGCACGAAGTCAATGGGATAGGTATGTCAGAGCTAGAGATAATGGGCATAAAGAGTATGTTCAGTTAGCAAAAAAGTGTGACGATTATTATCGCGGGGACCAGTGGGATCAGAATGATCTATCTGCGTTGGAAGCTGAAGGTAGGCCCGCTTTAACTATTAATACTATATTGCCTACAGTTAATACTGTCCTTGGTGAACAAGCCAGCCGCCGTGCAGATATTCAGTTCAAGCCACGCCGTGGCGGGGATTCTGAAATCGCAGCTATCTTAACAAAATTGTATATGCAGATTGCTGATAATAATAAGCTGGATTGGATTGAGCAGCAGGTCTTTTCTGATGGCCTTATCATGGATGGTCGAGGTTACTTTGATGTGCGGATGGATTTTTCCGATCACGTTGAAGGCGAAATTCGTATCACCTCTAAAGATCCTCTGGATGTTTTACCTGATCCTGATGCAAAAGACTATGATCCTAAAACATGGAACGAAGTTTTTGAAACGAGATGGATGACACTTGATGAAATCGAGGAGTTATATGGAAAGAGTAAAGCGAACGACCTTCAGTTTATTGCTGAAAATGGGAACTCTTTTGGAAGAGATTCAATTGAATATGAAGAAAATCGGTTTGGGGACACGCAGTCATCGGATGATTATACTGGTCATGGCCCTTCAACCAATGATGAGTATCGTAATGTTAAAGCGTTACGGGTTATCGAGAGGCAACATAAGCGTATTGCTAGAGTTGATTTCTATGTTGACCCAATTACGGGAGATCAAAGACGAATACCGGAGCCGTGGTCTCCAGCCAAAGCGAAAAAATTCGCTAAAAAATATGGCCTGAGTACTATTTCAAAAGTTATCCGTAAAGTTCGCTGGACAGTTACTTGTGATCGAGTAGTCCTGCATGATGATTGGAGTCCCTATAAGGATTTTACAATTATTCCTTTCTTTGCTTATTTTAGACGCGGTAGACCATTTGGTATGATTCGTAATCTACTGTCTCCACAGGAACAGTTGAATAAAATTGCCAGCCAGGAATTACATATTGTTAATACTACAGCGAACTCAGGGTGGATGATTGAAGCTGGTTCGTTAGTTGGTTTAACTGCAGACGATCTTGAAGAGCATGGTGCTGAAACGGGTTTGGTTTTAGAATATCAGCGTGGTACAACTCCACCTCAGAAAATTAATCCCAATCAAATCCCAACTGGCTTGGATCGAATAGGCCAGAAAGCAGCACAAAATATAAAAACTATTTCTGGTATAAATGATTCAATGCTAGGAACTGATGGTGCTGAAGTATCCGGCGTTGCAATCCAGGCTAAACAAAATCGTGGTGTAATTATGATTCAGGTTCCTCTGGATAACCTGAAAAAGACACGACATATTTTAGCTGAAAAAATATTAAACCTTGTTCAAGCCTTCTATACTGAGCAACGGGTTATTCAAGTGACTAATGAAGATGACCCCTTAAAGCCACGAGAGCCAATGGTAATTAATGAGCAAACTCCTGAAGGTCGTGTCATTAACGATCTTACGATTGGTGAGTATGATGTTATTGTTGCTACAGCTCCTGCTCGGGATAGCTTTGATGAGATTCAATTTGCTGAAGCGATTAACTTACGGAATGTCGGTGTGCAAATTCCTGATGATGCTATTATTGAATACTCTCATTTAGCCAGAAAAGGAGAACTAGCTAAGCGTATTCGGGTTATGACAGGCCAAGAACCGCCTTCACCTGAACAAGCAGCGTTTCAACAGCAACAACGTCAGTGGGAGATGGAGTCAATCGAACTTGAGATTGCAAAACTTGAAGCAGAAGTTAAGAAGCTACAATCTGAAGCCGCTGTTAATGTCGCTAAAGTTCAAGATATCGCAGATGTGCAGCCTAATCTTAGAGTTAATGAGCTTGAACGTAAGATTGCACTTAAACAGGAAGAGTTTGAACTACGCAGGGGCCTTTCCGAGAAGACAAATCAATTAAGAGCTGCTCAATCAGAGTCGCAAGCAGCTTCTAAAATTGCTTCTACTGTAATACAGCAAGCTAACCGCAATAATCAAACCCAATAGGAGTTTTTATGAGTGACAAACAAGATGCCAAGCCCATTGAAGATGTAGAACTAAAACCTACAATAATGCCAGGAGCTGAACCTATGGATCAGCCTGAAAACATTGACTTAAACTTTGACTTGGCTGAAGAGACAGAGGAAACAGCAGAAGAGTCTGAAGTTGCAGAAGAAGCCGCCGAAGAAACAGAAGTTGAGGAAGAAGCTACTGATAAAGTAGAAGAACCCGAGGTTGAGCCAGAAAAACAGGAGGCGGAAGTAGAAGAACCCGAGGTTGAACCAGAAAAACAAGCTGTTAAACCTAAAAAACCTAAAAAACCTATGGTTCCCAAGGCTAGATTAGATCAAGCCCTTACAAGACAGAAAGAATTACAGCGTAAAGTTGATGAATATAGTAAAAAAGAAGAGAAAGTATCTGAATCTGCTCCAGTATTTGATTTTAATAAGGCTGAAACACAGTATCAGGAAGCCCTTCTTGATGGTAAGCAGGAGAATGCCTCAAAACTACGGAATGAAATAAGAAATGCAGAGCGAGAACTTCTTCGCCATGAGATGCGTGAGGAAATGGCTAATGAGATTGGCGCAAACCGGGAATTAACGTCGATTCAAGAGACTGCTGCAGAGATCGAAGCTGAATATGTAGCCTTTGATCAGAACCATGAGGACTTTAATGCAGAATATGCACAAGAAGTTGTAGCAATTCGGGATGGATTGATGTCTCATAACATGGCTGGTCCCGAAGCGCTTAAAAAAGCAGCACTAATGGTAGTACAAACCTATGATTTAAAAGGAGTTACATCTACTGAGTCTGCATTAACCAGTAAAAAAGCACATATGGTTGATGAAGTTGCTCGTAAACGTAAGCAGGTTTCACAGAAATTGAA